ATGTTTTTAGTTTCGTAAACGTGCAGATTGTGTTGCCCGTTGATTTTAAACTTGGTAAAGTCACAAAGATTTTGTTCAACTTCAAGGCACCGGGCAGGAAGGTTGTTGTACATGACAACGGCAATTTCAGGAAAGTCTTTTTTCATGCTATTAATTCGTAGTTGGTAAGTTTGATAACAGGTTGACGGCGCACATAATCCAATTTAGACACGTCGTCAATTATTCCCACAGGACAGAATCCAGATCTAGCTAAAATAAGATCTAGTCCGTACCCCATACGGTCAAGTGTTGTTTGGTGTTCGTAATACCAAGCAGTAAGAGCAGCATCAACGTCTCGGGGCCAACGTGGTCCTCCAGCCCATTGTGTTGCTGTTGTTGGGGCTAAATGCAGTTTCCAACTGTAACTAACATGTTCAATAATTTTACAGGCTTGTTCTAGCATGTCGTTGTCTTCGTGCATGATACAATACAAGGGTTCTTTGCCCACGTAAGGATAGTCTAGCATGATTTCGCCGGGCAACAATTGTTTTTTAAACACAGTACCCTTGGGCATTTCAGGACGCACTAATTCGCCCCTATAGGTAAGCTGTATAATATCTCTTGGAACAAATTTGTAATCTTTGGGTGCATCAGGAGATTCCAGACTGTGTAGGCACCAGTGCAGTTCATCGACCAACAGTCGCTGATCATCTTCAAGGCCAGCGTAGTTTTCAATGCCAGCTCGCACTTCCACGTCTCGATGCATGTGATTAAACACCACTTGATTGGCAGCGTAGTTTTCTGCGCCTGGTAATATTTCATAGTGTGCCCAATTCACAATGTGCTGTGCCTGAGCTTGTGCAATCAGTTCTTTAAAGTAGGTAATGTTGAATCGATTGTAGTCTTGTAGTCGAGCCTGCGCCCAGTCAGGATGTTTTTGTTTTACATCAGCATGGGCTTGATAGAATCGTTCAGCAAGTTCTGTGTCATAGAGATTGATGTAGAAATCAACCTCATTGTTGATCTCAACGTGGAATTTTGGCATGCAAATATTTATTTGGCTATATTGAGTCAAACATTATTTGACTTTGCTCTAGAACAAGTATACAATAGAAAACAAGGAGTATTTTATGTCACAACCCAAAACTTTCAATGGCGATCAAAAGATCAAACTGGTGCAAATTATCAACGAGGGCATGCAGGTCATGCACGAGATCGATACACTTCAAGGTGGTCTCAATGACACTATCAAAGCAGTAGCTGAAGAACTTGAAGTGAAACCTGCCATTCTTAAAAAAGCAGTTAAATTGGCACACAAAGCCAGTTTTGGTCAAGAGAAACAAGACCACGAAACACTAGAAACAATTTTAGAAACCGTTGGCAAAACATTATAAATATCTGTCTCAACAGCGAGTCGCTCACGTTACGGGCATGAATCACGGCTTACCGGCCACAAACGGAGACTATGAGTTATATTGACGCACTTTTTGATCGTGAACACGATCGCATTCATGTTGTAGAACGCCGAGACGGCGTGAGGCGATACCAAGAGTATCCTGCCAACTACATCTTTTACTATGACGATGCCCGAGGCAAGTTTCAAAGCATCTATGGCACACCTGTCAGTCGTTTCAGCACACGCAACAACAAAGAGTTCCGCAAGGAAGTCAAAATGCACTCCAGCAAGCAATTGTATGAGAGTGATATCAATCCCATCTTTCGTTGCTTAGAAGAAAACTACAAAGACCAAGACGCCCCAGAACTCAATGTTGCATTTTTCGACATTGAGGTAGACTTTGACAAAGAGAGAGGCTTCTCGCCAGTGAGTGATCCGTTTAATCCTATCACTGCAATCTCTGTTTACCTAAACTGGTTGGATCAATTGGTCACGCTGGCAGTTCCGCCCAAAAGCTTGACCTGGGAGACTGCACAAGAGCTTGTGAAGGACTTTGAAAACACACTACTATTCGAACGAGAAGAGGACATGATCAAGACATTCCTAGACTTGATTGACGATGCAGATGTATTGTCAGGGTGGAACTCAGAGGGCTATGATATTCCATACACTGTGAATCGTTGTACTCGTGTGCTATCCAAGGATGACACACGCAAGTTTTGTTTGTGGGGTCAACTGCCCAAGATGCGTATGTTTGAACGATTCGGCAGTGAGAATCAAACTTATGACTTAGTAGGTCGTGTGCATATGGACTATATGCAACTGTATCGCAAGTACACATATGAAGAACGCCACTCATATAGTTTGGATGCCATTGGCGAGTACGAGCTTAATGAACGCAAGACACAGTTTGAAGGTACTCTGGATCAACTATACAATCAACACTTTAAAAAGTTTATTGAATACAATCGTCAAGATACTTTACTATTACACAAATTGGATCGCAAACTACAGTTCTTGGCTCTAGCAAGTGAACTGGCACATGCCAATACTGTGTTGCTACAAACCACAATGGGCGCCGTGGCAGTGACTGAGCAGGCCATTATCAATGAAGCTCACGAACGTGGTATGGTTGTGCCCAATCGCAAACAACGACTAACAGATGATGATACACAGGCCGCAGGTGCCTATGTTGCGTATCCCAAGAAGGGCTTGCATGACTGGATTGGATCTGTTGACATTAACTCACTGTATCCTTCGGCTATTCGTGCCATGAACATGGGACCAGAAACTGTGGTGGGACAACTGCGTCCTATCATGACTGACCACTACATCAAAGAAAAGATTGCCAAAGGCGCAAGTTTTGCGGCTGCCTGGGAAGGCTTGTTTGGCAGTTTAGAATACACTGCCGTAATGGAACAGCAACGTGGCACAGAGATTACCATTGACTGGCAGGATGGTACAGAAAGCACACACTCGGCAGCAGAGATCTGGACCATCATGTTTGATTCAAACCAGCCCTGGATCATGAGTGCCAATGGAACTATCCTTACATACGAGAAAAAGGGCATCATCCCAGGCTTGTTGGAACGCTGGTATAGTGAACGCAAAGAACTGCAGGCTAAGAAGAAAACAGCCAAGGACAAAAAAGAAGAAGCTTTCTGGGACAAGCGACAACTGGTCAAGAAGATTAACTTGAATTCGTTGTATGGTGCTATTTTGAATTCAGGTTGCAGGTTCTTTGACCATAGGATTGGACAGAGTACCACGCTAACTGGTCGTGCTATTGCCCGGCACATGGATGCACACATTAACGAATGCATCACAGGCATCTATGATCACACAGGCGAAGCTATCATTTATGGTGATACAGACTCCTGCTACTTTACTGCTTGGCCAGTGCTGAAGAAGGAAGTAGAGGAAGGTCGTATGGAGTGGTCAAAGGAAACTGCCATTGCATTATATGACTCAATTGCTGAACAAGTTAATGCCAGCTTCCCAGGCTTTATGGAACAGGCATTTCATTGTCCAAGAGAGATGGGTGCGTTGATTGCGGCAGGCCGTGAACTGGTAGCAGATCGTGGATTGTTTATCACAAAGAAACGCTATGCGGTGAACATCATTGACCTTGAGGGCAAGAGACTGGATGTAGAAGGCAAAAAAGGCAAGACCAAGGCCATGGGCCTGGACTTGAAGCGCAGTGATACACCCAAGGTTATTCAAGACTTCTTGTTGGAAATTCTAAATAGTACATTGCATGGTGCCACACGTGAAGCAATCATTGAACGTATTCGTGAATTCAAGTACGAGTTTATGGAACGCCCAGGTTGGGAAAAAGGTTCACCCAAGCGTGTGAATAACTTGACCAAGTATGCGGCAGAAGAAGCCCGCCTTGGCAAAGCCAACATGCCCGGACATGTTAGGGCCGCAATGAACTGGAATCAAATGCGTAGGATGAATGGCGACAATTACTCAATGCAGATTGTGGATGGTATGAAAACTATTGTGTGCAAACTCAAGTCAAACGCACTTGGCTGGACCAGCATTGGTTATCCCACTGATGAACAACGCCTACCAGAATGGTTTAAGGAATTGCCGTTTGATGACGGACTGATGGAAGCAACTGTTGTGGACCAAAAGGTTGATAACTTGCTAGGTGTGTTGGAATGGGCTTTAGCAAGTGCTACCAACACAGAAAACACATTTACAAGTTTATTTGCATTTGAATGAAACTCAGTAGCATTATTGCCTATCGTAATCAACTTGAAAGTATGAGTCTTGATGCCATACGTGGACAGGCTGAACACGAGTTGTCTGCTATAAATCATGTGGTTGCTAGCAACGAGTCAGACATTGGATTTTACAAACACCGAATTGAAAAACGATTTTCTGCTGTAAAGGATTCGTTTGATCAATTTGACAAAGTGTTTTCTGGACTCAAAAGCGACCTTGAACTACAAATCAAAAAGCAAGAAATTGCCTACTATAAAGAAAGCACACGATTCTATCAAGATGAAATGTGTTGGGAAAGCAACGAGTACCTGCTGAATAGAAAGCTGGCAATTGACGATGAGAGCAATCTGATCCTGCGTACTAGACTTCGCAGTTATACCGATTGGCGTGTGCCTGGTATGATCATTAGACCCAGTCGTGAAACATTCATACAAGAACTTGTGCCATTGGATCCGTTATATCTTGTGGACCAACATCAAGCACTCATGGATCCGGCTATGAGCGAGTTCAATGAAACTTATCGAGCCAGGCTGAGACCTTATGTGATCAACGAAGCAGACGAACACATATTGTCTGCGTTACCCAATGACCAGTTTGGATTGATCTTTGTCTACAACTACTTCAATTTCCGTCCCATGGAGTTGATCACACGCTACCTTACAGAGATGTACCAAAAGCTACGTCCTGGAGGAGTAGTCATCATGACCATCAACGACTGTGACCGTGCGCACAGCGTGGAATTGGTTGAACAAAAATTCATGTGCTATACTCCTGGACGAGCAATTTGCCAGGCAGCCGAATCAGCAGGGTTTGATATCTTATATCAACACACAGGTCTTGGTGATTTATCATGGTTGGAACTGCAACGCCCTGGCCAAATTAGTTCGTTAAGAGGCGGACAAACTTTAGCCAAAATAGTTGCACGATCTAAATAAACCCTGTATACTTAAACACTTAGGAGAAACTTATGAGAGACTGTCTATTAGACTTGGTACAACACACATATGATCTTGGTTGCATTGACCTGATCAAGATTGTAGGCAACGAAAACACTACACAAATTGAGGGCCTGGCAGAAGATTTGAGTGTGATTGTCAAAGGCGAATACAAAAATCCAGTGCCCGACTTTGTTGGTACATTTGGTATGCCCAATTTGAGCAAACTCAAAACCTTGCTTAACTTGCAAGAGTATAAAGAAGATGCCAAACTTACTATCACACGCAAAACACCCACAGAGCCAGATGGCATCGACTTTGTGAACAAAACAGGCGACTTTAAAAACAACTATCGATTCATGACATCGGGTGTTGTTAGTGAGAAATTAAAAACTGCTAGAATGAAATCTGTGCCCTGGCACATTGAATTTGAGCCTGCAGTTGCCAGCATCATGCGACTGAAAATGCAGATGAGTGCCAACGCAGAAGAGCCAAACTTTCAAGTCAAAACTGATGGCACAGACTTGAAGTTTTACTTTGGTGATCACTCTACACACGCTGGCAACTTTGTGTTTCAATCAGACATCACAGGTCAGTTGAAACGTGCTTGGAGTTATCCAGCCAAACAGTTTGCCAGCATCATGGACTTGGTTGGTGACAAAACAATTCGCATCAGCGATGATGGCGTTGCACAAATCACAGTAGACTCCGGTGTTGCTATTTACAACTATCTCTTACCGGCACAAAGCAAGTAATGACTGAGCCTGTAGTTCAAGACAACTTAACTGCCAAGCAGAATGACTATGCTGTGTTTCTTCCGGCAATCTCGGGCTTCTACGCTACATTTGTGGGCAAGCAACGTGATCCCGTAAATGGACCATACGTAGATCCTGCTAGATTGCCACAGGGACTAACTGACATGGAACAAATGAACTGGCTCAACAGTTCTAAAGGCTTGTTCCCTTACAAATGGTCGCTGTATTCTGGTGGTCATGCTAACTTGGACTTGACCAAAACGGACTGGTCGGAGGACATGGTTCGTAATCGTGATCCCAACACTATCATGCTAGGAGACTCGGGTGGATTCCAGATTGCCAAAGGCTTGTGGGAAGGCGATTGGAAAGCCAACTCAGGTTGTGCCAAAGCACAAAAGAAACGTGAGTCTGTGCTTACTTGGTTGGACACTATCAGCAACTATGGTATGGGGCTGGATATTCCCACCTGGGTTGTAAATGATCCACATGCAAGTTCTAAATGTAAAATTACCACACATGCTCAAGCTGTGGCTGCTACCAAATACAATAATGAATATTTTATCACGCACCGTCGAGGCAAAAACAATGGTGGTGCTAAGTTCTTAAATGTTCTGCAAGGTGCCACACATAGTGAAGCTGAGGATTGGTATCAAGAAATGAAACACTTCTGCGACCCTGCTGTGTATCCTGACCGTCACTTTGATGGCTGGGGCATGGGTGGACAGAACATGTGCGATGTGCATTTGATTCTCAATCGCTTGGTGGCCTTGCGCTACGATAATCTATTGCAACCAGGAGTGCATGATTGGATGCACTTCTTGGGAACCTCCAAGTTGGAGTGGGCCGTTTTATTAACTGTAATCCAGAGAGCTGTAAGAAAATATGTCAACCCGCAATTCACTATCTCGTTTGACTGCGCCAGTCCGTTCCTTGCCACAGCCAACGGACAGGTGTACTTTGAAAATGTCTACGAACCAGATTCCAAATGGTCGTATCGCATGGCTCCTTCGGCCGATGACAAAAAATACTCCACGGACACTCGCAGATGGAGTGACGGAGTAGTTGCTGATGGTATCTACAATAACTGGCAAGACAGTCCCCTGAGCAACCTGTTCAAGATGAAGGACATCTGTATCTACAAACCAGGTGTTGCCAAACCTGGTGTTATGCTTACAGAAGAAAACTTTAAAGATCCTGCGCTGTACGATGTGTTACCAGATGTTAACAAAAACGGCAAATGGGGCAAGACATCATGGGATAGCTTTTCATATGCTTTGCTAATGGGTCACAATGTTTGGATGCACTTAACTGCTGTGCAAGAAGCCAATCGTCGATTTGATGCAGGTTCGCGTCCTGCTATGATGCAACGTCAAGGTGGCGACTATGCCAAGTTCGAGGACATTGTGGAAGCTATATTTGCGGCACCGGATCGTGTGACTGCCGAGGCCATAATTGAAAAGTATGACACGTACTGGATGGAAATTGTGGGCACACGTGGTAATAAAGGTAAAAAAGCCAAGAATGCTCAAACACAATTCAAAGCATTGTTCAGTTTTGAAGAGCCAGAAGTTGACACTGAATCAGATGATAGTGTACAATTAGACTCAACTGCATTGGATCAACTTGAACAGGAACAGCAATGAACAGACAAGGGCATGAAAACGTAAAGTTTTTTACAGGAACTGAAATAGAACATACTCCTACGCATGGGCAAAAAACTTTGTTTGTTGTGGGTTTGCAAAACTCTAAAGAAATCTTAGATATCCTTGCAGAGCATTGTTCTCATCTTGATACTGCCAAACATATTACTCATGTGTATTTTGGTGCCAACATGAGCTTCCCGTCTAGTATACGCACCAATGATGCTGTGTTCTGGGATCCTTGGGAGAGCATGATTCAACAATGTTTGGATGCAGGCTATTGGTGCACCTTGGACATTGATGTTGCCTGTGTAGAGGGCTTGTTGGAAACTGCATTGTGTGAGCACAATCACTTCATTCCCGTGATCTCAGTCAAGTTGCCTTACATCAGACAGTTAGGATACAATGCTACTCTTAAACTAGACGACAAGGATTTTGACGCAACTAACCCAGGTGTGTGGTGTCACAGTCTACACACATTACAAAAACGTTCAGTGTTTACTGACTGGTCTAAATATACCAAGGATTCTACAATATGAAAGCAAAAGTTATAAGCATTAAGGCAAAACTTGTGGGAGAGGCCGTCCCCCCAAAAACTCATGGTGCAGCCGGCAGAGATATTGAAAATCAACTTCGTGCTCAAGGATTTCCAATATCAAATCAACCTGGACCAGATCTTCCGACTGTGGGGCTTGAAGTTAAATCAAGAGATATAGATTCTACTTCTGCGCAAAGTGTTGGCACAATGCTTCCAGAAGATATTATCAACAAATCTTATCACGAGTCTGTGATTTATGAAAAACTTCAGCAACAATATCGTGTTAAGACCAAAGATCAGAAGATTATTTCTGCAGAGGTGTATGATTTTTCTTCTCCTTACATACAAGAAAAAATTGAAGAGTCTTACGAAATTGCTAGACAAAAAATTATTGCCGGTGATCGTAGCAACTACATCGCTGGTGGTTCATATGGATATTTTGAACGCACGGTCAAAGGATCTCGCTCGTACCAATTCAGAGTGTCAGATGGTGCAGTAAAAAAGATAGAAACTATGTCTATGGCTACATCTAACAAACTAATTACGTTTGAATAACATACATGGGTAATACACAATACTGGAACAATGATGCATTTTGCCCACTTCCGTGGGGAAGTATCTATGTAGAAACTGACGGCAGAGTAGACAGTTGTTGTATTGCTCATAACAATCTTGGTAATTTACACCAAACCAAACTACAAAACATTGTAGGTGGCAGTAAGAATATTCAAATCAAGCAAGAGATGCTAGCAGGCCAACGTGCGCAAGGATGCAAGGTATGCTATGCACCCGGTGACAATGTTGACCAAGGTCGTAAGTACCATAGAGACAATCAACTTGTTGAGTTTGATACATGGCAACCAGACAAAGCATTTTTTGATCAGCCTGAGAACTTTAAACTACAGTATGCCGATTTGAGATTTAGAAATACCTGCAACTATGGCTGTGTGTATTGCGGTCCTGATCTCAGTTCAACTTGGGCTAGTGAACTAAAACAGTTTGTTAAAATTGACGAAAGTGCAATTGCTGATGTTACGCAGTACTTTGTGGACAATGCCGCAGACCTGCGCAAGATTTACATGGCTGGTGGAGAACCACTGTTGATCAAAGAGAACCAAGTGATCTTGGAAAAGCTGTTGGAAATCAATCTACATTGCCATCTTGTTGTAAACACCAATCTCAGCATGATCCGCGGCAATCGAATCTTTGAATTATTAATCAAGTTTCCCAACGTGGATTGGCTGATCAGTGCTGAAGACATGGGCGACAGATACAACTACATTCGTTACCCCGGCAATTGGAATGTGTTTGCTGAAAACTTAGACATACTCAAAGCCGCTATTCCTGCTACGCACAAGGTCAAATTCAACATGGTGTTCTCTGCACTCAATGCCAAGACTATTTGGGACTATGTTGATTTCTTGTTTGACAATGGTCATGCACGTGATTACGATCACTTAAATCTTGCGTACATCAACAATGGGCATCAGTTTATCTGGTGTGATGCTAGGGCATTACCTGCATCTTACATTGCAGAAGTCAAAGAAATAATTGCACAAAGGTCACCAACAGGCACTAGATTTGATCAGGAACTACAGTTTGTATTGGACTGCTTGGATGTGCCTGTGTCAGACAACGGCTATCACAATCTGTTTGATCGACTGGCGGAACTTGACCAACGCAGACATCTGGATAGTCCCACAGTGTTTTCGGACATATACATCCATAGACAAACATGATTATTTGTAGTATTATACACTATGTTCTAACCAAAGGTAACACATGAATCAAGAACAACGAGAGAAAATTAATAGAGTTAAACAATATGCAGATAGAAAAATCTGGATTACATTCCGCAAAGAAGGAATCCACAAGTATCCTGCTGCCGCTACTGATCCTGCATTAGCCACAGGCGATGAGTATGACGTGAGCTTTCTTGGTGTGCCTCATAGACACATCTTTCACTTCCGTGTGTGGATTGATGTATTTCACAACGATCGCGATATTGAATTTATTCAGTTCAAACGTTGGTTGGAAAAACTGTATGCCGGTGGAACACTGGAACTCAACTTTAAAAGTTGTGAAATGATCTCAGATGATCTGTACCTACAGATTGCTAGTAAGTATCCTGACCGTGCGGTCTGGATTGAAGTGGCCGAGGATGGCGAGAACGGTGCTTTGATCAAATATGAAATTTCTCGTCCAAGTTTATCAATTGTAAATTAAAAGGAAAAGTATGGCAAAGCCTACAATCAAATCCAATCCACGTGTGATCGAGATCTATGAGGATCTCGAAAAGTACCTGGAGTTCTGCCAGGATTACGGATACCGTTATAACGAAGCGGACTTGTATAACTTCAAGAGTTATGCATTCCAACAGTTCAACAAGTACATGCAAGGCAAGAATGCCAAGAACATGTGGTGGGAAGATGCACGACGCTTTGCAGGATATCGTCCTGCATGATCCATGTGTTCTTTGTCCCAGGAATGTTTGGATCTACAATTGAGTACATCTTGAGGTCCTACAGCAATGAATTAACACCAGTTGACGGTAAAATTCTGGCTGATGGATCCATGCACTCGTTCAGTAAATCTGCACATTTTAGAGAAACAGAACATATTGATAATTTTTTTAAATCTGATAGAGTAGTCGAAGTAACTACTCCAATATATCCGTTCAAACAACAACACTTACCCGAGATACTAGAATACTTTAACAAGTACACCATTGTCGACAATTCTTGCATTCTTATCTATGCAAGAGATACTACAGCAGCCGAATTGAATATGTTATTTCAGTATCATAAAATTTCGTCTGGTTTAGGACTTGGATTAGATATTTTTTGCAATGGCAATGAACACAACATCACAGCTTGGAGTCCTAATTACACCCACTGGTCACAAATGCACCCATGGCAACTGCGCGAGTGGATCAGTTTATTTTATGTTCAGTGGTGCCAGGAGTGGATTGAATCTCCTAAGTGTGTTGATAGTAAATTTTTAACTGTCAAGAACACTGACTTTTTAGTTGATACTGTAACCACAGCTAATAAGATGTTTGATCATTGCAAACTAACCCAAAAATCTGGACTTGATGGTTTTTTGTTGGCCTGGCAAAAGGCACAACAATACATTGTTGATGAGTTTATGTTGTTAGATCGTATTGTAGAATGTTCTATTATCAATCACCCACTAGAATGGCAACCTATCAACATCATAGCAGAATCTATTGTTCAACAACGACTCCGAGCAAAAGGTTATGAGATTCGGTGTGATGGACTTGACAAATTCCCAACTGATGCTATAATGTTTAATACACTACTAGAGAAAGTACACCAATGAGAAAACTATTTTACATGGGCTTGGAAAGTTACGAAGCCCGCTATACACTACAACTAACAGAGTGGAACCGTCGTGTGTTTGACCGCAGAGGGCTCGACGTTGTTTATGTTCCCGGTACCACCATTGACAATAGTCAAGCTATTTCAGTGGGGCAGGTGCTGGATGCACATGGACGCAGTTATTTCAGCATGAGCCAGATGATGAACTTGGTTCAACTGATGAAGAACGGAGAGGTTACAAGTGCGGATGTTATCTACTTTGAAGACATGTTTCAACCCGGAATCGAGAGCTTACCTTACATTCTCGATCAGGTTCCTGCTGATCAACGTCCTCGTGTGTATGTGCGCTGTCTTGCTCAGTCCATTGATCCTGATGACTTCGTACATGTATGGGGTATGGCAAAATGGATGGGACTATACGAACAAATGGTTAATGAGTTCGTGGACGGAGTTCTCGCCACAAACGAAGAGATGGTTGCTCATATGCGTATTGCTGGATGGCGTGCTCCTATATACAACATTAGTGGCCTAGCATTTGGCAAAGAAGAAGTGCTAGAACGCATTAGTGGTGCAGACAACATCCGGCCATTTGACCAGCGTCCACGACGTGTGGGATTTGCCGCACGTTTTGACCAAGAGAAGCAACCTGGTTTCTTTATGGACTTGATTGAGATGTATGGCGAGCTTACCACTGAACCTTGTGAATTTGCAATATACAGTGGCGGACCTTTACGAAGCAACAACTCAGAGTATGTTGAACGTGCTCGGCAGATGGAGGCAGAAGGCAAACTCAAAATCTACGACAACATAAGCAAGAATGAATACTATGATCATCTTAACAATACTCGTGTGCTTTTTAATTGTGCTTTGCAAGACTGGGTCTCAAACACAGTTTCAGAAGCGGACACTCTTGGTTGTAATGTGTTATATCCTGCTTATCGCAGTTTTCCAGAAACCTTTGCTAACGATCCCAACCGCTTATATGTACCCTGGAACATAGATGACGCTTATCACAAGATGCAAAACTTGTTGCGTGATCCTCATCATAACATGGGGTTGATTTCAGAGTGGAACAATGGCACCATTGACCGTGTGATTGATATCATGCAAGGACAAGGCGAGCAGTGGAATCGTGCAGGCAATCGCTATCGTGATCATGTTGCGCATGAAAAATATCAAGTTGTAAAGATTGAAACATGAATGTAATAGTCACAGGCGTCGCCGGCTACATTGGCGGACAAATTGCCTTGCAGTTAAAAGGCGCAGGACATACTGTCGTTGGTATTGACCGTAGACCTTTGCAAAAACATCAAGTAGGACAACTTGATAACTTTCTTCAAGCCGACTTTGACAGCGACATTGCCTACAAGAAATTGTTAGAAACCCAGCCTGACGCCATTGTGCATTGTGCAGGTACTAGCTTGGTTGGTCCTAGCATCAAGAAGCCATCAGAATACTATGGTAACAACGTGGTCAAGACCATGAACTTGCTGAACTTTATTGTGCAGGCCTTGCCTAAAATTAGATTTATTTTTAGTTCCTCAGCGGCTGTGTATGGTGAACCGATTATGCCTCCTTGCCACGAAGTTGATCCCACTGAGCCTGTTAGTCCTTATGGAGAAAGCAAGCTCATGATTGAGATGATGTTAGAAAGCTATCATAAAGCATACAACTTAGACTATGTGGCATTCCGATACTTCAATGCATGTGGTGCAGACATGCAAGCTCGTCATGGACAAGAGCCTGGTGCCACACATATCATTGCTCGAGTACTAGAGAGTTTGCGAGACGATACACCATTTACATTGTATGGCACCGACTATGCCACCGAAGATGGTACTTGTGTACGTGATTATGTTCATGTGCAAGATATTGCTGATGCGCACGTGAGTGCGTTGTACGATAATCTTGCACCTGGTGTGTACAATCTTGGAACTAATCAAGGCACTAGCAATGCAGAAATTATCAAGGCAGCCACACGCATTACAGGACGTCAATTAAAAGTGGTAGTTGGCAACAAGCGTGAAGGTGATCCTGCTGTGTTAACTGCCAGTGCAGACAAGTTTGGGCGTGTTTACAAAGACTGGCAAAAGTACACACTAGACGATATGATCACTCATGCCTGGAAGTGGTATGTTTGATAAAATCCTACAGTTTGAACAAGCACTAGCAGAGTTTACAGGTGCACCTTATGCAATCATGACTGATTGCTGTACACACGCTATTGAAATGTGCTTGCGGTATGACATGGTCAAGCATTGTAAGATGCAACCTTACACATACTTGAGCATTCCAATGACCATGCACAAGTTGGGCATTGAGTATGAATACCTTGATCATGCCTGGCAACGTTGGGTTGGTGAATACCCCATACTCGAAACACGCATTTGGGATAGCGCACGTAGACTCGAACAAGATATGTATCGTCCTGATACACTAACTTGTCTAAGTTTTGGGCATGGCAAACCACTACACATTGGGCGTGGTGGTGCTATCCTATTAGACGATGTTGAAGCCTATGATACCATGTTGGCTCAACGGTATGATGGCAGAGACTTGACGATTACACCCTGGGAAACTCAACAGGTGTTCAAGATTGGATATCACTACAAGCCCACAATCGAAGAAGCCATTCAAGGACTTGCCTTGCTAGAAGGTGTCAAGGTAAATCGGCCAACTCCCGTACACGTTGATTATCCAGATCTACGTAAAATTAAAATTATACCTTGACACAGCGATCTAAATACATTATAATAGCACAAAGACATCCACGTCATTAACTCGGAGAAACAAATTGACAAAAGACTTTATTCCAGATCCAATTTTTCATTCGGATTCAACAAACAAATTTATACCACACGCTCATCAAAGCCCAATTGTAAAAGCTAGCGAGGACATGAGCGACAAGGGATACAAAGAAGCGTATCTAGCAGATGCCATTCGCGCCAAGATGAAGCGTGATCAAAAACGTTTTTGGGCAGGCGACAACATTAGTGATTATGTTTCAGAAGAGATGAAGCATACCCTAATAGATGAAGCAACCGAAGCATTTGAACTGGTACTCGATCGTTTGCTGATTGATCGAGAAACAGACCCAAACTCGCATGGCACAGCACGGCGACTGGCCAAGATGTACTTTAACGAAATAATGGAAGGTAGATATGAACCAGGACCTGACACCACAGCGTTTCCAAATGATTCGGCGGATCGCTATGAGGGTATGCTTGTTGTACGTAGTGAGTTGCGCAGTATGTGTAGCCATCATCACCAACCTGTGGCTGGCGTTGCTTATATTGGCATTATTGCCGCCAATACACTTATTGGTCTTAGTAAGTATACCCGAATCGCTCAATGGTGTGCCAGACGAGGAACTCTCCAGGAGGAACTTTGTAATGACATTGCCCGTGAGATTAGCAAGGCTACTGACTCCGAAAACGTAGCAGTGTACATTCAAGCCACACATGGTTGCTGTGAGAATCGCGGCATTATGGCACATAGCAGTCTGACACAGACTACTGTGCTAAAAGGTGCGTTTAAAACAGATTCGTCAGTGAAGAAAGAGTTTTTTGACAACATTAAATTACAACAGGAGTTTGCCCCAAGATGAGATATGAAACACTAGAAGAGGCAGCGGCAGCAGGTGCCGCACCATGGTCAGATGAGGCCACAGAACATTCAGACTATCACGTGGCAGTATTTCGTGATGCGTATCCAGTGACTGTGGGACACTTATTGTTTGTGCCACGCTGGAATAAAAACGACATTATTGAAGAAGCCTTGAAGTATGCTTTCCGGTTTGGGCACCAAAAGGTTGTATCCGGTGAGTGGGAAGCCTACAACGTGGGCATGAACTGTGGCGAGGCTGCAGGACAAACTGTAATGTATCCGCATGTGCATTTGATTCCACGCAAGGCAGGCGATTGTGTTGATCCAGTTGGCGGCGTTCGGGGAGTAATCTCTGGTCAGGCTAACTACAAGAAAACTGGCTATCAAACGCCAGCATAAGTAATGACTCAGCGGCCTTTCGGCATTCATCCCGCTATACAAATTCTGCAAGCCTATGCTATAATTTAACATAGGAGAATATAATGGCAATATCATCAACTCAGGATCTAATTAGACACATGGAAGAAAATCTTCCGTATCGTGGGCCTGTGCAATACAAATTTACCAGTACCAAAGAGTACCATGACGCATTTCCGTGTGCGTATAGACAGTGGAGAGCTGACAGTCACTGCAATCTAATTCATGGCTATTCATTTAGTATGAAGTTTTACTTTGGCACCAATGATCTAGATGTGCGCAACTGGGCCGCGGACTATGGTGGACTCAAAGAACTAAAGAAAACACTAGAAGATCAATTTGACCATACACTTATTGTGGCACAGGATGATCCCGAAATGGAAACGTTTAAGTTGCTACAAGAGCGAAACATGGCCAAGATTGTTGTGCTTCCTAGACTAGGATGTGAAGGACTAGCCGACATGCTGTACAAGTATGTTAATGGTGTTTACATTCCAGAAATGTGGGGTCCAACAGAAGCAGAACGTTTGTGGTGCTACCGAGTGGAAGTGCGCGAAACACAAGCAAACATGGCTTTTAGAGAAGGCCATAGAGAATGGAATGAGGATTTATTTGAATGACAACACCTGAATTTGATATTGCAATTTTGTTGCCCACTCGTGGGCGATCAGACTCACTGGAACGCAGTGTAAAAAGTGTAATTGAACTGGCTGCTGATCCTGCCAAAGTTCAAATCATGTTTGGATTTGACAACGATGATGAAGTAGGCACACAGTACTTTGTTGATGAGCTACAACCTTGGTTAGATGAACACAATGTAAACTACACTGCTATGACATTCAATCCATTGGGATACATTAGACTCAATGAGTATGTTAACGAACTAGCTCGCAAAAGTGATGCTCGCTGGCTGGTGTTCTGGAACGACGATGCCATCATGGAAACAGGTGCCTGGGATCAAGAAATTATGATTCATGAAGGTGAGTTCAAGCTGTTGGCGTTCCATACACACAATGATCATCCTTACAGTATCTTCCCTATTGTACCACGTGAGTGGTTGGATCTGTTAGGCTACTTGAGTCCGCATCAAATCTCTGATGCATGGTTGAGTCAACAGGCTTACATGCTGGACATTTGGGAACGAATCCCAGTAGATGTGTTGCACGACCGGCATGACCTTACAGGCAACAACGGTGACGAAACGTTTCAAAATCGTCCCATGCTAGAAGGCAACCCTCGTGATTCACGTGACTTCCATAGTGTACAGCAAATGGATATTCGACACACTGACTGTGCCAAGATTGCGCAGTATCTTGAAACAGAACGTGGCCAGGACATGAGTTTCTTTGCCAACATCTTCCGTGGCACACAGGATCCTTGGGAAAAACTAGCACTGAATGATGTTAACAAACAGATGGTACAGTTTAAAAATCCGCACAGCCATTTTGTCGAACAAGCACGTAAACAGGAAGAAGAGAAAAAGAATGCAACAGTTAAGTCTTGAAGAGCGTATTAAACGCTATTGGAACACACAGCCGTGCAACATCAAGCATGGACAAAGTGATATTGGCACCCCAGAATTCTTTCGTGAAGTAAGCGAGCGACGCTATCGTGTGGAGCCACACATTGCTGAGTTTGCAGGGTTTCACTTGTGGGCTGGTAAGCGTGTGTTGGAAATTGGTTGCGGCATTGGTTCAGATGCAGAAGAGTTTGCCAAACACGGTGCTGAGTATGTGGGTATTGATCTAAGCGACCAAAGTATTGCGCTGAGCAAACAGAGATTTGAAACACTAGGGCTTGAAGGTGAATTCCATAACGTAGATGCAATTGATGCGGTAGCTCTTGCTAAACTAGGCAAGTTTGATCTTGTGTACAGTTATGGTGTGATTCATCACTTTCCCGGTATTGACAGGATTATTAACAATGTATACGAAGTGGTCGAGCACGGTGGCGAATTCCGCTACATGGTATATGCCAAAAACTCCTGGAAGTATGCCATGATCCAAAAAGGCTTGGACCAGTTTGAGGCACAAGCAGGTTGTCCATACGCACAGGCATTCAGCAAAGATGAAATCCACCAATTGATGAACAGAGACAATGGATGGTACATTGAGAGGTTGCGGCAGGACCACTGTTTCATGTATAATGTAGATTCGTACAAGGCAGGGCGTTATGAGTTGGAACCGTGGTTTGAAGCCATGACAGAATCGCATCGTCAAGCTGTTAGAGAATATTTGGGTTGGCATCTACTAGTTAAGGCAAAAAAATTATGAAATTTAAAGTATCAGAACTATTCTATTCAGCACAAGGCGAAGGTCGATATGTCGGTGTACCCAGCGTGTTCCTTCGTATGTTTGGATGTAACTTTACCTGCTCGGGCTTTGGTTGCAAGCCAGGAGAAGCATCATTGGAAGCAGACGAAGTTGCCAAGAGTGTGCATCTCTACAAAACATTCGAAGAGCTGCCACTAGTAAGTACAGGCTGTGACAGCTATGCGTCGTGGCATCCTGCGTTTAAAGAACTCAGTCCTACCTACACAGAAGATGAGCTGGTGGCAAAGATGGCAGCATTGTTGCCGCATGGCAACTGGCAACAGCCCAATGGCAATCCTGTACACTTGGTTATCACAGGTGGTGAACCATTGTTAGGCTGGCAACGTGCGTACCCTGCATTGTTAGACAAATTACACGAGCGTGGCTTGCGACACATCACATTTGAGACCAATGGTACTCAAGAACTGTCAAGAGACTTCAAACTGTACTTAAACAACTGGCACGGTGAGATCACATTCTCTGTTAGTCCCAAGCTCAGTGTGTCGGGCGAGAAGTGGGAAGAAGCAATCAAGCCAGAGATTATTTTTGATCTTGAAACATATGGTATAACTTATCTCAAGTTTGTGGTTGAGAAGATACAAGACTTTGACGAGCTGGATCGTGCTGTTGATGAGTATAGGCTTGCACAGTTTTCAGGTCCTGTGTTTGTAATGCCCGTGGGTGGTGTTGTCAGTGTGTACGATGGCAATCGTATCAACGTTGCCGACGAAGCACTCAAACGTGGCTACTGGTATAGCCCAAGATTACACGTTGATCTCTGGGGCAATGGCTGGGGCAAATGATGGGCTTGTTTGATAGATTCTTAAAACCCAAGAAATTAGAGAAGCCTGTAGAGGTCAAAGCACCGCCTGTGCCCAAAGCCAAGGCTCCCGAGAAAACAGCCAAGCAATTGGCCACAGAAGCAGGCGAGCCTTATGTGGCTGTGTTGGGCATGGACGTGGATCTTGATAACTTACATCAAGGTGCATTCGAACTTGACTGGAACGATATCTTTGTTGCCAGGTTGATCAAGGCCGGTTACCAAGGCAAAGTAGATGCAGACATTGTGGATCAATGGTTCCAAAACGTTTGTAGACACGTTGTGATGGAAACTTGGGAACAAGAGCAAGCAATCAAGAATTCGGGCATCTGGGTGCAAAGCAAGGATATTGGCAATGGCAGGAGTGAGGTATCATGATTTTTAATCACATCAAAGAACTAAAAGCACAAGGTAAGAAGATTGGCATCACATTCTCAACCTTTGACATGTTGCATGCTGGCCATGTTGCTATGTTATCAGAAGCAAAGAATCATTGTGATTATCTAATTTGTGGGCTACAAACTGATCCCACAATTGACAGACCTGATACTAAAAATCATCCTATTCAAAGCATAGTAGAACGACAGATTCAACTCAGTGCTTGCCGTTATGTAGACGAAGTTGTTGTTTATCAAACTGAGCAAGACTTGATTGATCTGTTGTTGATTCTACCACTAGATGTTCGAATTCTGGGCACAGAATATGAGGACCAGAACTTTACTGGACGCAATGAAGGTGCTGGCCGTGGTGTACAGGTAATATTTAACAAGCGTGATCATTCGTTTAGTTCTAGCAGTTTGCGCAAGCGAGTTGCTGAAGCAGAAACAATCAAAAGTATTAAAAAATGAACATAATGTTTAACGGTGACTCCAACATGAATGGTGAAGAGTTGCAAGACCGCAGCCGTAGCATGATTGGTGAACTGTCAAGGCACTTGGGCGGCATAGGCACAAACTTATCTGTGAGTGGTGCCAGCAATGACTTGATCTATAACTCAACCCTTGAGTACCTCAAAGACAATACTCCAGATCTTGTGATGATTGGATGGACCGAACACGGTCGTGAGCAGTGGTACTTTGAAGGTGCTTTCCACGAGATCAATCAGTTGGATGTGGGCCAACGTATTCCTGAAGAGTTTCGACGTCGCTATCAGTTCTGGAAGAATCACATTCAGAAAGAAGGCGAGTGGCATCGTGTGATGGGCTACTACTGGCACAACAAGATTTACAATCTGCACTTGATTCTCGAAGAGCGTGGCATTCCGCACTTGTTTTTCAATGCGTTTAATGCGTTCCAAGTTGCCAACTCAGCTGAACAACTGGATTGGAACGATTGCTTTTTCCATCCTTATCAGCAGAATCTTTGCTACATCAACTACTGTGTGGAACATGAGTTTGAAGAAATTACGCCTGGCTGGCAACACTACAATGAAGATGCGCATGCCGCATGGGCACAGACCTTAATTGATTACATGAAACAACGTCAAGTCTATGATTCTATATGTAAACGGTGATAGCCATGCTGCCGCAGCCGAGGCAGTAAATCCACACGCATGGGCCCAGGACGACGGATTGTTTTATGGGCTAGGACGACAACCACATCCAGACAACGAACGTGCCAGCTTTGGATGTGAATTAGCCAACTGGCTAAATGCTGTGCTGTACCTGGATGCTCAAGCAGGATGTTCAAACACACGCATCATGCGTACCACACGAGAGTGGATCAAATCTAATCCCCATGCAGTAAAAGATTGTTTTATGGTAATCCAATGGACTACCTGGGAAAGAGAAGAGTGGTGGCATGAAGGCCACGACTTCCAAGTGAATGCATCGGGGATTGATGATATTCCAGAAGCCCTGCAACAACGCTACAAGCAATTTGTTATTGATGTAGATTGGCAAGAGTGCAGACAACGTGCCCACCGAGAAATTTGGGCATTTCACCGAGAACTAGACGATCTGGGCATACGTCATGTGATGTTTAATGGCAACAGCCATTTTGGCGGTATTTGCCACAAAAGAACCTGGGGCGTCAGCTACATGCACCCGTATGATGACGAAATGACTTACAATTCGGTATTGCGTGGGCAAGGGTTCAAAACGGTTAATCCAGATAGTTGGCATTTTGGGCCAGATGCCCATTGCTATTGGGCGGAATATGTGTTACAATACATTAAACGCAACCAACTATTAGACCCCAATGAAATACCTACTTATTGACACAGCCAACATGTTTTTCCGAGCACGGCACGGTGCCCACAGAGCCAGTGACACTTGGACTAAACTGGGGTTTGCACTACACGTTACAATGATGGCTGCCAACAAGGTAGCCAAGCGTTTTCAAGCAGATCACGTGGTTTTTGCACTGGAGGGTCGATCGTGGCGCAAAGACTACTACGAACCCTACAAGAAAAATCGAGCTGTGGCACGTGGTAAAATGACTGAGGACGAAGCAGAAGAGGACAAACTGTTTTGGGAGACCTATGACAATCTGACTAAATACTTGTCAGACCGAACCAATTGCAGTGTGATCCGTTGCGCAACAGCCGAAGCAGATGACATCATTGCACGTTGGATCTCATTACACCCCCAAGACGATCATGTGGTAGTTAGTTCAGACACAGACTTTGTGCAACTGGTGGCACCTAACGTCAATCAATACAACGGTATTACAGATGAACTGATCACATTGGAGGGTATATTTGATGCCAAGGGTAAGCCTGTTACAGATAAAAAAACTAAACAACCAAAAACCATCCCGGATCCGGCCTGGCTACTATTTGAGAAGTGCATGCGTGGTGACACGTCAGACAACGTATTCTCTGCTTATCCGGGAGTTCGTGAAAAAGGGACAAAGAATAAAGTTGGTCTCCGTGAGGCCTTTGCCGACAGAGACAAGCGAGGATACTCATGGAACAACATGATGCTTCAACGCTGGTCAGACCACAATGGCGAGGAGCACAGAGTGTTAGACGATTATGAACGTAATTGTACGTTGATCGATCTTAACGCACAACCGGATGCGGTCAAGGCAACTGTAGATGCCGCAATCCGTGAACAACTTAGTCACAAAGATGTGGGCATGGTAGGCGCACACTTCATGAAATTTTGTGGCAAGTACGAGCTGACCAAGCTCAGTGACCAAGCTGACACAATCAGTCGATGGCTCAATGAAACATACAAAGGAGTACTAAATGATACACGCCAAACCAGTAGTTGACAACGAATATTGGATCTTGAAAAAAGATGATCAAAAGATTGGTAACATCCAGGCTGTCAACGATGGTTACCAAATAACCATTGAGAACAAAACAGGCTTGTACAAAACCATTCCCATGTTGCGCAAACGTGAGAATGTGGAATTTGAGCCAGCTGAAAAAGCCAGCAAGCCTGCTACGGACATGGTACACGGATATCCTACCGGATGCAGAGCACACAATCCTATCTGGGATGTCAAGCATAAGTTGCCACTGTTTACCAAAGACACCAAAAGTAAATCATGGTACGCCGCTGGATGGTACATGATCAAACAACATCGCAACTGGAAACCGGTACAAAACCCCAAACTAATTGTACTTGAACGCTACAAGTATCAAGGACCTTTCCACTCTAAAGAAGAAGCTAGTGACCACAAAAGTTGATACCACCTTTGGTGAAGATCCTGATTACGACAAAGTAATCACTGTCAAGCACGGCAAGATTACTATCAATGAGTGGGGAGAAAAATATCTCACTCCAGAAGAAAATGCCGAATGGTTGGAGCAAGATCGCATACACGAGGCTGCTGTACATGCTGCCATCGCCGCCGGTGATTGCTTTCATGACCGAACTGATCAATACAATGTACAGATCAAGTGGCGCAATCAAGAAGTTCACTTGCAGTGGATGAACACCATCAGTCAAGAGAATCATACTATCTACCACAGTTACTGGGCCAGATACAATGAGAAGATGGCCGAGCTAGAAAAAGGATCACAATGAGTTTGCACATTAATCGTTTTATTGACTTGATCAAAGCACAAGAAAGTCGCGGCGGCAGAGATGTCACTTTGAGTCTTCGAGATGCCAAAGATTTACACGCAGATATCACCAAGTTACTGCTGGTTCTTGAGAAACTACATGAAGATCAGAACAAGGACAATGAGGTAGTAAAGGTTGAATTGACCGGAGGTACTTTTTAAAGTACCCAGTTTTTAGCATAAATAATGCTAGGAGTTTATCAATGAGCAGACCTAAACCCAGTGTGTTAATAGAACACACAAACAAACAAACTTACAAGACCGAGCAAGTGCTGGCGTCGGAAGGGGTGTGGGCTGTGTTCTACGACTCGAAACCTATCAATCTAAAGACCAGCAACATGCTGACGCAGTATCCTGGACCCAAGTACAAAAAGGTCAGTTTTTCAAACCCTGGCCACGCAATTAATCTGGCTCGTAAACTCAACGCACAGTTTAAAACAGACAAGTTCAGTGTGGTACTGTTGACGCAAGGGGCGCAAGTGTTCCCCAATGCTCAATAAGATCACATTCACTCAACAGCTACTGGATCAACTGAAGTGGGAGTTCAAACCCACACTAGATGACGCACTAAAAGACTGGTGGAAGAATCCCGATGAACATGCTGGCCTCCGGTTAACTGCCGAAGGCTTTTTTGTGTTTGGTCTATTGGAAATTTCACACTACGAGTTTGATGTACCACCTAGCATGCCAGCACTGCCTGGACAGTTGTTGACCTTGGATCGCAAACTCACATGTCCTTACTACATCTTTCTTGGCAAGAAGCCCAAACTATTATTGTTTGGCAGCAAGGAAGCCACAATGTATTCCTTGTATGGCAATCTTGAAAAGTTCCTAAGGGGTATAAGCCGGCAGTAATCGATCTGCTAGTGCCTGTGCCTGTATCACAAATTCTCGTTCCATCCGGTCTGGTAAGCCATACAACAAGTATTCACGATTGCGTTCTAATCGATGCTTGTAAGGTGCAAGATCTATGTTACCTTGTATTAGATCCTTGTTCCGCAGAATAGCTTGTTCTACTCGATCCAGGTAATCAAATTCTTCGTAACTAGTGTCTACTAGATCATCAAACATATCA